CTATATATTGATGGAGTGGTGTTAGACGAGGTTGCCCAAATGCCTCCGAAGATGTGGACTGAGGTCATACGACCAGCTCTATCAGACAGAGAAGGTTTTATGATTGCGATTGGTACTCCTCAAGGTCATAACGCCTTCTTTGATCTTTATAATCATGGACTGCATGATGATAACTGGTACACAGAGAAATTTAAGGCTAGTGAAACGAAAGTAGTTAAAAAAGAAGAATTAGAAGAGGCAAAGAAACTAATGCCTCCAGAGATATACGAAGCTGAGTATGAATGTAGCTTCGAAAGTTCTGCAATAGGAGCTATCTATTCACAAGGACTGAATAAAGCAGAAGATGAAGGCAGAGTAACAAAAGTGCCTTATGATCCTACAATGAAGGTATCGACCTTTTGGGATCTAGGTATGGCAGATAAAACCTCTATATGGTTTTGTCAGCAAAAAGGAACTGCTATACATCTGATAGATTATTTTGAGGACTCAGGAGAAAGTTTAGAATACTACTCATCGGTGCTACAAGATCGTGGATATATCTACGATACGCACTATCTACCACACGATGCACAAGTACGAGAGATCGGAACTGGTAAATCAAGGGTAGAAATAGCACAAAGTCTTGGTCTATCGACCAGCATTGTGCCTAAAATGAGTATAGAAGATGGTATTAACGCAGTCAGAATGACATTATCACGATGTTATTTTGACTTTGAAAAAACAAAAGAAGGATTAGATGCCCTTAGACAGTACAGATGGGCAGTTAATGACAAAGGCGAAAGCAAAAATAGACCACAGCACGACTGGACTTCCCATAGTGCAGACGCATTTCGCTACTTATGTACTGGATTACAGGAAACAAAGAACTGGGCAACACAAATTAAATATCCGAAACTAGGAATTGTATAATGAAATTAACGAAAGAAAGATTAAAAGCACTTATATCGCAAGAAATTACTAATTCTCTTGGCTTTTATGGTGGTGAATTATCTTCACAACGCAAAAATGCACTAAAATTTTACTTAGGAGAGCCACTTGGCAACGAAGTAGAAGGTCAATCGCAAGTCAGATCGCAAGATGTGCTAGAAGTTGTAGAGAGCATACTACCAAGTATGATGAGAATATTTACACAAGGCGAAAGTATCGTAAGATTTGAAGCAAATGGGCCAGAAGATGTGCAATATGCCGAACAAGCATCAGATTATATTAATCATATCTTCAACAAAGACAATAATGGCTACCAAATCCTACATACTATGTTCAAAGATGCTCTTATTTCTAAGAATGGCTTTGTAAAATACTACTGGAAAACAGATAAAGAGCAAAAACAAGAGTCTTATGAGAATCTTACTGGTGCAGAGTATCAAGCATTACTTGCTGACACCGAAGTTGAGGTTGTAGAAGTAGAAGAAGGCGATATTGACCTAGATATTAACAATGTTGACTTCAGCGAAACAAAATACAATGTAACTGTTCAAAGAGTTAAAGAATATGGGCGTGTGTGTGTAGAAAATGTTTCTCCAGAAAGCGTTTTAGTAAGCAAAACTGCAACAAGTTTAGAAGATTGTAACTTTATTGGGCAAAGAGTTTTTAAAACAAGATCAGAACTTATTAGTATGGGGTTTGACAAAAAGATTGTCAAAGAATTACCAGTAGCAGACGAAGAAATTTACAATACAGAAGCTGTTACACGAAGGTCATACGATGATGAGACGATGCCACAAGAGTATCAAAACATTGATCCTTTACTGACTAGAGTGAGTGTCATAGATTGCTACATGAAATGTGATTTTGACAACGATGGTATAGCAGAATTAAGACACATCGTAGTTGGTGGATCAGGGCCAAACGCATATCATATACTTGAAAACGAACCTATAGAGCAAATACCTTTTGCTATGGTAACAGCAATACCAATGCCTCATAGATTTTATGGTTTGTCTATTTACGATCTAATAGGTGATGTTCAAGAAATCAAAACAACACTTTTAAGACAAACTTTAAATAACGCTTATCTACAAAACAATGCCAGAACTGTAGTAGTAGATGGGCAAGTGAATATTGATGACCTCCTTACATCAAGAGCTGGGGGTATTGTCAGAGCAAAATCTGCTGGTGCAGTTACCCCTTTAGCTTCTCCAAACTTTATGCAAGAAGGATTAGCGATGATTGACAAAGTTGATGGTATTAGGGAATCAAGGTCAGGTGTATCTAAAGTACAAATGGGTTTAGATAGTGATGTCATAAACAAATCACACACAACTGCCACAAGTGCAAATGTGATGATGAACGCATCTACACAAAGAATAGAACTGTATGCTAGAAACTTTAGTGAAGGTGTGAAAAGAATGTTTCAAGGTATCTTACAACTGACTTGTAAGTATCAAGATCAAGAAAGAATAATCAAATTAAGAAATAAATTTGTGCCAATGAATCCTAGAGATTGGCATGACAAATACAATGCGACTGTTCAAGTTGGACTAGGTACAGGATCTCAAGATCAAAGACTAGAAGTGCTTGGTAGAGTTCTTGCAGTACAGGAAAAACTTATCGCATCAGGTGGAATGGGTATTGTAGATCCACAAAAAATCTATAATACTTTAGAAAAGTATTTAGAAAATGCTGGTTATAAAGATGCAAGTCAATTTTTTAACAATCCACAATCAATGCCACCAAGACCACAAAGACAAAAAAGACCAGATCCAACATTGGCTTTGGCTCAACAAGAATTACAGATGAAACAAGCAAAAGATAAAGCAGAATTACAATTAAAAGCTAGAAAACAAGAGACAGACGCTGTTGTTGCTAGAGAAAAACTTAATTTAGATCAACAAAAACTAGCTACACAAATTTTGAAACAAGACGAGGGTAATCAAATACAAAAAGAAAAACTAGCATCACAGATTTTAAAGGAAGGTATTAATTAATGTTTCAACCATTTGGATCAAGCAGCCTTGCACAAAACATCATAGACTCTAGACTCTCTGGAGTAAGTGCTTCTACACCTATGGAAAGACAAGATATTAATCAGTTTGGTGTATTTAGAAATCCATACTCACCAGAGGGATTCTATGCCAATGAAACAGATCAGTTTCCAAAACCAGCCTTCACACCACCTACTATTGATGAGGAAGGCAACCCACAATGTAATAATGAAGAAGGATATTTCTACGATCCTATAACAAATTCTTGTAAACTTATAGAACCTGAATCTACTAACGATGGTGGTGGAGACAACAAACCACCACAACCAGTTTTTCAAGGTGTTGGAAGTGTATTTAGCCCAGCACAAAATGCCTTTATGAATTTAGGATTAGGTGGTAGCACAGCAGATGATGTAAAATCATATTTTGGATCAGGAGAGATAGATCCTTATGGATCAGGACTAAGTGGTTTGTTTAGAAGATTTACTCCTATGGGCCAGTTTTCTACATTTAGAGATGTAAATGCACTTGTAAATGCTGGTGTGTTGGATAAAGCCTCTGATGGAACATTAACATTTGCAAAAGGTGGTAATCTTGCATTAGCACAAGCTAATCAAAAATTTGAGAATCAACTTGCAAAAGATAATATGATGGATTTTGCACAAAATAGATTAGGTAAAACACCTGAACAAGCACAAGCTATGGCTGATGTGACAACAAGAGGTGATAAAGCTGATGACTTAGGTGGCGATCCTTATAAAGGTCTAAATGTTACCTCGCAACCATTTAAATCTGATTTTGGTGCTACAACAATAAAATCTTATACACCAAGATCAAATTTTCAAAGAATGAGTGCTGATCTTAATAGACTAAGAAGAAAGTATTAATGGCTGATAACGAACAAAAAAGAAGCCAACAAGCAAAACACATACTTGAAGATCCAATATTTATAGAAGCAGTAAACACAATTCGATCCGACCTAGCTAATGAATGGCTAAACAGCGATGTAAAAAGTTCAGAACAAAGGGAAAACATCTTTATTATGAGAAGAATGTTGGAACTTGTTGTGATGCAAATAAAATCAGTCATGGAGACTGGTAAAATCATAAAAAAATAGGAGAAATAAATGGCAGAACAACCAGTAATGGATTCTGCAACAGAAAATCCAAGTGAATCTGTTGCACCAACGCCCAAGCCTCTAAACACAGGAGAGGCAGCAGATGTCTTGAAGAACTTACTAAATCCAGAAGCCTCTAAGACTCAAGAATCTGCAAGTGATGAATCAACAAAAGAGGTAAGCGACTCGGAAACGAATATCGAAGATACTTTTGACGATCCAGAACTAATAGATCAAATTGAAGATGAACAAACATCTGATAGTAGTCAGGAACTTTATAAAGTTGTTGTTGATGGACAAGAGCTTGAAGTCACCCTTGATGAACTTATGAAAGGTTATTCACGACAAAGCGATTATACTCGTAAGACCGAAAAACTATCTCAAGAAAGAAAAATTCTAGAAGATAGAAATGCACAAGCACAAAGGTTAAACGAGGAGGCTAAAATCAAGCGAGATGAATATGCTGCAAATTTAAAATTGTTAGAAGAACAGTTTTTGGCAAATGAATCAAAAGTTGATATGGACAAGCTGTATGCAGAAGATCCAGCAGAATATGTGCGTGAAGAAGCTCGTCAAAGGAAAAGAAAAGAAATGTTACAACAAACCAGAGATGAGAAGAAAAAACTTCAAGAAGAACAGATGATGGAAAATATGAAAAATCGTCAGATTTATCTTGCACAACAAAGTAAATTACTTGCTGAAAAACTGCCAATATATGCAGATCCAAAGAAAGGCCCACAATTTCGAAAAAACCTACAAGAATACGCAAAAGAAGTAGGCTATTCGGATCAAGACCTCGATCAACTAATAGACCATAGAGCAGTTATTATGTTAGCAAATGCTTATCGCTATGAGAAGTTAAGAAAAGCTAACCTTAAAAATAAAAAAATAACAAAGGTATCTAAGGTCGTCAGTTCATCAACACAAAAAGTTCAAGACGATGATGAATCTTTACAGCGTATGAAATCTAAAAAAGCAACTCTTAGAAAAACAGGAAAAGTAAATGATGCTGTTCATGTTTTACAAGAGATGTTCTCTAAATAACAACATATAGAAAGGAATAAGTAATGGCACAACCAACCAATACTTTTGATACCTATGATGGTGCGAATTCTATAAGAGAAGATTTAGCTGATGTAATTTACAATATTTCACCGACTGAAACTCCTTTTATGAGCAACGCAGCAAAAGGTACAGCGACAAACACACTTTACGAATGGCAGACAGACTCATTAGCTGATGCTGCTGCTAACGCACAAATCGAAGGTGACGACTATACAGGCGATGCAAGAACTGCAACTGTAAGACTAAACAACCAAACACAAATCTCTGCAAAATCAGTAACTATTTCTGGAACTGACGATGCAGTAGATAATGCTGGTATGTCAACACAGATGGCTTATCAACTTGCAAAGATGGGTAAAGAACTCAAGCGAGACATGGAAAGAGCTTTTGTAGGAATAGAAAATGCAAAAGTTGCTGGTAACTCATCAACTGCAAGAGAGACAGCTTCTGTCGGAACATGGTATGGTGGAAACAAACCCGGCACATCTTCTGCTGCTGGTAACTTCTCAACCAATGGTTCGCCTTCAGCAACTCCGGCTGGTACAGGAGCAACAGCAATAGCTGGTGGTTCTAACAGAACTTTTACAGAGGCACTATTAAAAGCTGGTCTTTTAAAAGCCTTTGAATTAGGTGGAGAACCTGAAACAGTAATGATGTCACCATCACACAAACAGTTAGCTTCTGCATTTAATGGTGTCGCTACAAAGTATAAAGATGCGAGTGATAGAGTATCTATTGGTACAACTGACATTTATGTATCTGACTTTGGTGAGGTAGCTTTCGTACCAAACAGACATCAACAAGCAAACAGAGTTGATATCCTACAAATGGATATGTGGAGTGTGGACTTCTTAAGACCATTCCAAACAACTGATCTTGCAAAGACTGGTGACTCTGACAAGAAGTTACTCTTATGTGAGTACGCTTTATGTGCAAAAGCACCTAATGCAAACTATGGAATATTTAACTTAACTGCATAATTATTTGTAGTCAAAGGACTGGGGGTGTATATTGCACCCCCTTTATCATACAGAGAGGAAAAAATGACAATATTTAGTAATAAAAAACATTCATCAAGACTTTACAAAATTGTGCAAAACTCAAAAAAGATTGAACAAACTGTATCAAGAGGCACAGGCAAAAAACAATCAAAACAGACTTCTGGTGGAGATAGAAAATACGATCCTATGTTAAGCATGAGAAGTAATCAGGGTTTGGAAGTACAAGATACTATTGATATGATGATTGCAAAAGCAATAAAGTAATGGCTAAAAAATTCTCACTTAACGATCCTGACGATCAATCATCAGTAAAGACAAATCTTATTGTTGATGAAGCTGAGAATAAAATACACATAGAAAACTATCAAGACGAATCTACAGTTAAAGAGATCATTGATGCCAATAAAGTTGCACAGAATGAAGGTGCATATAAAGCAAAAGCCTTTACCCATGAGAAGGGTTATCGTGTAGCAAGATTACCAAACATTGTAGTACACCAACTAGCAAAAAAAGGTATCATAAATTACAATGGCAAAGTGCTTGATAAAACTCGTTTCTTTAGGTGGCTTAACGACTCCGATAATAAACACTTTAGAATTTACACAGGAAACTTATAATGGCATTAGACACATATTCGAATCTTAAAACATCGATTGCAAATTATCTAAATAGAAGCGATCTTACTGCGTTTCTTGGTGATTTTATTTTATTAACAGAGGCTCGTCTAAACAGAGAGCTACGAGTTAGAGAGATGGTCAACACAGATACATCTATCACAACAGTAGCTGGTACACAAAGTTACGCTTTACCTACAGGATATCTAGAGGCCACAACAATTATTTTTCAAAGTGATCCTTTCTGTACTTTAAGGTTTATTAGCAACACAGATTTTTACAACAAATACAATAGTAGCCAAGCCAGAGGTAAACCAACATATTTTACAGTAGTTGGAACAAATATATTATTAGGTGTACCACCTAATAGTGCAACAACATTACAAGTAAATTATTATAAAAAACTCGATACACTTTCAGACAGTAATACAACAAATACAATTTTAACAAACTACCCAGAGTTATATCTTTATGGTGCATTAGCAGAGTCAGCACCATTTATCATGCAAGATGAAAGAATAAATACATGGGGTACTCTATACAAAGAGGCATTAAAAAATGCGAATGAAACATCATCAAGAGGATCTACAACATCATCACCATTACAAATGTCAACCCCTCAGGTGGCATAGATGATAGAGTTTGGTGACTTACAAGCCGATCTACCTAGTTATCAAAACTCAGGTGCATTAGTAGTAGATAATGTTTTACCTTTAGCAAAAGGGTACAAGAGCCTAGCTGGTTTTCAGGCACTTAGTGGCACAGGGTTAAATAATGCAGCAGTAGGGTTGTTTACTAGCTTTAGTGCTAGTGGCTCTACTAACTACGCTGGTGATAGGTCAAAACTTTATCAAATGGACTCCTCTCTTGTCTTTCAAGATAAAAGTAAAGCTGGTGGCTACAATAACTCTACGACAGAAAACGCTAGAGACTTTTGGGCATTTACACAATTTGGATCAAACATAATTGCAACCAACTTTGCAGACAATATTCAAAAATTTACAGAAGGCACAAGTAGTGCTTTTAGTGATCTTGTAGCTTTAAAAGCAAAATATATAGCAGTAATTAGAGATTTTGTAGTGGCTGGTTACACAAATGAGTCAGGCACAGTTTACAACCAAAGAGTTAAATGGTCAGGACTAAATGATAGTTCTACATGGACACCTAGTCAGGCAACACAGTCTGGTTTTCAAGATATTGTAGGTAGTCATGGTAACATACAAGCCATTGTAGGTGGTGAGTCTGCTGGTGTTATTTTTATGGAAAAAGCTATCTACAGAATGTCTTATGTAGGTGTTCCATTAGTATTTCAGTTTGACAAAATAGCAGACAATATTGGTGCATTTGCACCTAAGTCTGTAGCTTCTTATGGAAACATGGTTTTCTTTTTAGCACAAGATGGTTTTTATAAACTAACTGGTGGACAACAATTAACACCTATTGGTAATGGTAAAGTAGATAACTTCTTCTTTGATGATCTTTCATCTAACCTAGATGGTATTACATCTGCTGTCGATCCCAACAATAGTATTGTTGTTTGGTCATATCGTGGATCAGGTGCTACAGGAACTACTAACAACAAACTTCTTATCTACAACTATGCAGTAGATAAATGGTCAACTGGTAGTGGACAAGACCTAGAGTTTATCGCAAGTGCTTCACAAGAAGCATTTACCACATTAGAAAGCCTTGATGTGTTAGGAGACCTAGACAATCTACCAAAGTCACTAGACTCATACTTTTACAAAGAAGGTATTGTTGGTCTTGCTGGTTTTAATTCAGCAAACAAGTTTGGTAAATTTATTGCAAACAGTCTATCTGCTACAGTAGATACAACAGAATTTGAAGGAGCAAAAGGAAAGAGATCAACACTTATTGAGTGCAGACCAATAGTTGATGGTACAACAAACACAACTGTTACTGTCACTCCCATTACAAGGCAGTCACAACTTGATACAACCTCAACTGGTTCTGCTGTTAATACTAACGATACTGGCACTTGTCCTTTACGATCTACCTCTAGGTATCATCGCATAAGAGTTAGTGTTAATGGTAACTTTGATACGATGTCAGGAGTAGATATAGAAGCGAGACCTGAAGGTGGCAGATAATCAGTTTCCAAGAGTTCCTTTATCTATACCAGATACAAGTCAACATTTAAGATTAGTTTCAACATCACTTAACAATACGATAGATGGTAAGCTAAATAGTACAGGCACAATTACATTAACTGCAAGTGCAACATCATCAACTTTGACAGATGCTCGTATTAGTGGTAACTCTGTTATATTGTTTATGCCAACTACAGCGAATGGTAGAACTGCTCTCAACACACTTCATGTGTCGGCCAGAGCTAATGGTAGTGCAACCTTAACTCATGCAAGTTCAGGAAACACAGATCAAACTTTATCATATTGTATCATTGGATAATTTAGTAACACGAGTACCATCAGAAGATGTTGAATTTATTTGGAGACAAACATCTCCATTATTAATAAAAGCCTTAGACGAAACATATAACATAGAGGACATATATGAAGGCTTAATAGATGATCGTATGCAACTTTTTATAAGTTGGAATAATGATCGAGTTGAAAGTGCTATCGTAACAGAGATAGCAAAATACCCACAGTCAAAGGTGCTAAGATACTTTTTGGCTGGTGGATCTAACCTTGATAATTGGTTAGATAATCTACAACAAGTTGTAGAAAAATTTGCAAAATTACAAAATTGTACTCACATAGAAGTCGCTGGGCGTAAAGGGTGGGTGCGAAAGCTGAAAGGATATAAAGTTAAAGCATACTTATTAAACAAGGAAATATAAAATGTCAAAAGGATCAAACCCATCAAATGTAACAACAACTACTGCTACTGAACCATCAGAGTTTATAAGACCATATTTATCTCAAGCTATAGA